ACTGCACTGACCGCAGCAGCAACTGCTACTGCAGCTCAGCTCGCAAATGGTCTGTTTACCTTTAACGGCACTGCTGGCAACCTGACCCTGCCAACCGTTGCTGATCTAGAGGCAGGCATTTCAAGCGCAGCTAAAGTCAACGCAGCTTTTGACTTCTACGTCATCAATATCGATGCAGGTACTGACGACGTGACAGTTGCTACTGCTACTGGCTGGACTCTGGTGGGCGCTATGGCAGTGACTGAAGGTACTTCAGGCCACTTCCGTGCTCGCAAGACCGGTGACGGTTCTTGGACGCTGTACCGCATCTCTTAACGCCGAGGGGGCTTCGGCCCCCTATTCTTTAAAGGAACCACCATGTCATCCAATACCAAACCGATCGGCGTGGCCTACGAAGATCAGAACATCATCGGGTCTGACTCGGTGATGTCTGGTGGCGAGTTGGGCTACACCGCAGACGCAAGCGGTACCGTAACTCAAGCAACTAGCAAATCGACTGGCGTGACCTTGAACAAGTCTGCTGGTCAAATCACTATGAACGACGCCGCTTTGGCTAACGCCACAAACGTCTCGTTTACGTTGACTAATAGCACTATCACCGCTAAAGACGTTGTGGTCTTGAGCGTTGCAGCTGGTGCGACTGCTGGTGCCTACAACTGCTGGATTTCTGGCAAATCTACCGGAAGCTGCACAATCACATTGCGCAACCTTTCTGGCGGTTCGTTGTCTGAGGCGGTTGTCATTAACTTTGCAGTAATTCACGTACAGTAAAACCACGGGGCTTCGGCCCCGTCTACCTTATGCCTATTATCTATCTACAGCACCCCGTTCACGGCTTCAAAATCGCCAACATGGAGATGGAGGCTGAATTTGATGAACAAAACGGCTGGGAACGCTATAATCCCGACACGCCTTCGGCTCCCGAAGTAGCGGCGCCAGCCAACGCGCTGGATGTCAAACGTCGTCGTAGCCGCCCGCCTGTAGAGGTAGCAGCGGCAGAATAAGGAGCTTGAATGGCAACCGCCTTTGACCAGATTAAGGCAGCGCTTCGGCTGATTGGCCAACTGGCTGAAGGTGAAGAGCCATCACCGCAGGCTGCTCAAGATGCGCTAAACGCCATGAATCAGATGATTGATTCGTGGAATACCGAGCGTCTGGCTGTGTTTTGTACTGAAGATCAGGTGTTCAACTGGCCGCCTGATGAAATTACTCGTACCCTTGGCCCGACCGGCAATTTTGTCGGCAATCGTCCTATTTTGATTGACGATGCGACGTACTTCCGTGATCCGCAGACTAATGTGTCTTACGGCATCAAGCTGATCAACCAGCAGCAGTACGACGGCATTGCGGTCAAGACGGTTACCAGCACCTACCCGCAGGTTATGTTTGTGAACAACACGTTCCCAGACATCACCATGACGATCTACCCCAAGCCAACGCGCTTGCTAGAGTGGCATTTTGTGTCGGTGCAGCAGCTAGATAGACCGGCAACGCTCAACACCGTGTTGTCGTTTCCGCCGGGCTACCTGCGTGCGTTCAAGTACAACCTAGCGATGGAAATCGCCAACGAGTTTGGCGTCGAACCCATGCCGCAGGTTACTCGGATTGCGATGACGTCTAAGCGCAACTTGAAGCGTATCAACAACCCAGACGACGTGATGTCGATGCCTTACTCGCTGGTCGCTACTCGCCAGCGGTTCAACATCTACGCAGGTAACTACTAAGCCGTGAAGACGCCGATCCTTGGTCAGTCCTACGTCGCCCGCAGTGTCAACGCTGCGGACGCGCGGATGGTTAACCTGTTCCCCGAGACGGTGCCTGCGCCCGACGGCAAAGAGCCTGCGTTCTTGAACCGTGCCCCAGGCTTGCGTAAGCTGGGCGTGGTGGGCACTGGCCCCATTCGCGGCTTGTGGTCGTACGGCGACTACATGTACGCCGTCTCTGGCACCAAGTTCTACCGTGTTGACAGCAACTGGGCAGCCGTTCCGCTAGGCAATGTCAGCGGCACAGGGCCGGTATCGATGGTCGACAACGGCACGCAGCTCTTTATTGCGGCCAACCCCGACGGCTACATCTACGACGCAGCCACTGAACAGTACGCCGAGATTACCGACGTGGACTTCCCCGGCGCGGTGACTGTTGGCTATCTGGATGGCTACTTTATCTTCCAAGAGCCTAATTCGCAGAAGTTTTGGACGTCTGAGCTGCTGGATGGCACCCAGATTGACCCGCTGTCGTTTGCAAGTGCTGAAGGTATGCCCGACAACCTAGTGTCGCTGTTTGTCGACCACCGCGAGGTATGGCTGTTCGGCACCCAATCGGTTGAGGTCTGGTACAACGCAGGCGACACGCCGTTCCCGCTGGCTCGTATCCAAGGCGCGGTTAACGAACTAGGCTGCGCTGCGACCTTTTCGGTTGCCAAGATGGACAACTCGCTGTTCTGGCTGGGCGCTGACGCCCGTGGGCAGGGCATCGTGTTCCGTGCTAACGGCTACTCTGGCCAGCGCATTTCGACCCATGCGGTTGAGTACGCTATCCAAAGTTACGGCACCATCTCTGACGCGATTGCGTTTACCTACCAGCAGGACGGCCATTCGTTCTATGTGCTGACCTTTCCGACCGCCCAGAAAACGTGGGTGTTTGACGTGTCTACCGGCGCATGGCATGAGCGCGCTGGCTTTGCCAACGGCGAGTTTATCCGCCACCGTGCTAACTGCCAGACGTTCTTCAACAACCAAGTGGTGGTCGGCGACTTCCAGACGGGCAAGATTTACGCGTACGACCTTGACGTGTTCGCTGCCGCAGAAGTGGCTGCGGTCATGGCGGGCGCTGCCGCAAGGGCAGAACAACCTAAAGCGTACCGCCCAGCACGCGCTGCAGCTCGACTGCGAGTCGGGCGTCGGGTTGGTCACTGGCCAAGGGTCTGACCCGCAGGTCATGCTGCGCTGGTCGGATGATGGCGGCCACACCTGGTCAAACGAACATTGGGCTGGTATCGGCAAGATGGGTCAGTATGGCTTCCGTGCCTTCTGGCGGCGGCTAGGCATGACTAACAAGCTGCGTGACCGCGTCTACGAGGTGTCTGGCACCGACCCCGTCAAGATCGCTATTATGGGTGCCGAACTCGCTTTGTCCGGCACCAATGCCTAACCCAGATAACGAGCCGCAACTACCCAAAAACCAGTCCGAGATCGTCGACGAGCGGACGGGTTTAGTCTCGCGTGACTGGTACCGGTTTTTCCTCAACCTTCTCAATAAAGTCAATACGGCAGGCGGTACCGGCACAGTCACGTCGGTTAATGTGTCGGGCGGCACCACGGGACTGACGACTTCGGGTGGGCCAGTCACCACCTCCGGCACCATTACGCTCGCGGGCACCTTAGATGTCGATAACGGCGGCACGGGCGCTACCACAGCAGCCAACGCCCGCACGAACTTGAGCGTTCCCAGCACGACGGGATCAGGTGCAACCGGCACTTGGAATATCGATATTTTAGGCAACTCAGGCACCGTGACTAACGGCGTCTACACCACCGGCAGTTACGCCGACCCAACGTGGATAACGTCGATTGCAGGTAGCAAAGTAACGGGCAACATTACCGGCCAAGCAGGTAGCGTAGCCAACGCCTTGACGGCAGGCACCGGCATCTCGTACAGCGTCGGCACAACGTATGACGGCTCGGTCGCCGTTACGATCAATAATTCGGCACCTGATCAGGTAGTGTCGCTGACCGGCGGCACAGGCATCAGCACGTCCGGTACGTACCCGAGCTTCACCATTACTAACACCGCGCCAGATCAAGTCGTCTCGCTGACGGCTGGCACGGGCATGAGCGTCACCGGCACGTACCCGAGCTTCACGTTGACGAATACTGCGCCTGACCAAGTGGTGTCGTTGACCGGCGCTGGCACGACCAGCATCTCGGGCACGTACCCTAACTTCACCATCACGTCGAACGATCAGTACGTGGGTACGGTCACAAGCGTCTCGGGCACCGGCACGGTCAACGGCATCAGCTTGTCGGGCACGGTGACGTCCAGCGGTAGTCTGACACTCGGTGGCACCCTAACTGGGGTGGATCTGACCACGCAGGTAACCGGCACGCTGCCGATCGCTAATGGAGGTACCGGCCAGACATCCAAACTTGCCGCGTTTGATGCGCTGTCACCGACCAACGCCAAGGGCGATTTGATTGTCTATGACGGCACCGACAACGTCCGCTTACCCGTAGGCACGGACAACTACGTGCTGACTGCCGATTCGACCCAAGCTAACGGGGTTAAGTGGGCGGTGGCCAGCGGTTCAGGCGCAACGATTACGAACGACACCAGCACGTCAACGAACGTCTACCCGACCTTCGCTGCAGCCACGTCTGGCTCGCTGTCGACCATCTATACCAGCAACGCCAAATATCTGTACAAACCTAGCACAGGTGAATTAACATCGGAGCATTTCATAGCAGGCAACGGCATCTACGTTAACAGTTTGACTATAGATGTCAGCTATACAATTGCTTCAGGTACGTCAGGTATGTCGGCAGGCCCGGTAACGGTGGCCAGCGGCACAACGGTGACGGTGGCAAGCGGCTCACGGTGGGTGGTGTTATGAACGATATTACAACTGTTGGATCGCAAGCTCTGCAAACTTTACTCAGCATGGAAAATGCCGAGGAAACTTTGCTGCAGTTGCCCCAAGTTGACTGCCCTGTCGTCCATCATTTTGGGCCGAACATTTGTATCCGGGAAGTGTTTATGCCTGCGGGCACGCTGGCTATAGGCCACAAACAAAAATTTGAGCATATGAACATTATGCTTCGCGGAAAAGTTATGGTAGTTGACGATGATGGTGTCACTCAAATATTAACCGCTCCGCTAATTTTTGTTGGGAAGCCAGGGCGAAAAATTGGGTATGTTTTAGAAGATATGGTTTGGCAAAACATTTACTCTACTGACTTAAAAGATATTGACGCTGTAGAGAACATGTTCATAGAGAAAAGCGAACATTGGCAAGACGACCGCGCGGCTAAATTTAAGGTAGCTCAAATAGAACATACGGTTGACCGCGTTGACTATAACGAAATACTGCATACCTTTGGTATTTCGCATGAGCTTGCTCGGCAACAAACCGAAAATGAAGACGATCAAATTTGGTTGGATATCGGTAATGTTCGCGTGACAGATTCGCCAATAGAAGGTAAGGGTTTATTTGCTACGTCGCCAATATTAGCTGGCGAAGTAATTTGCCCCGCTAGAGTAAACGGCATGCGTACACAAGCGGGGCGGTATACAAATCACGCTGCCAACCCAAATGCCGTTATGGTGGCAACTGACGCTGGCGATATAAATTTAGTGGCTCTACGTAACATAGCGGGCTGCGTAAGTGGTGATATGGGCGAAGAAATAACTATTGATTACAGGGCAGCCTTGCGGTTGGCTGGCGTGGAGTTTAGCGAGCAGGAGGTTTTATGTCAGCCGTAGCAACAGCAATTGTCGGCAGCGCCGTAATAGGCGGGTATAGCGCTAATCAAGCCGCTAAAACACAAGCTCGTTCAGCAGCAGAAGCTACCGCTGCGCAAGAACGCATGTTCAACCGTCAGGTTGAGCTGCAAGAGCCGTTCCGTCAGGCAGGCGTCAACGCGCTGCCAGAGCTGATCGCCGCATCTCGCTATGAGCCGTTCACCATGGGTAAGTTCCAACAAGACCCAGGCTATGCGTTTCGGATGAAGGAAGGGCTGCGCGCGCTAGAAAACACAGCCGCAGCGCGTGGCGGCCTACTATCTGGTAACGCTATGCGCGGCCTAACGCGGTACGGCCAAGGCTTAGCGTCGGAAGAATTTGGCAATGCCTTTAACCGCTATCAAGCAGAACGCGCCGCGCGGCTTAACCCGTTGCAATCTTTAACGGGCATGGGGCAGACTACAGCGGCTAATGTAGCTGGTCAAGCGGGTCAGTTTGGGCAAGCGATGGGCGCTAACATTATTGGCGCGGGCAACGCTCGAGCATCTGGGTACATGGGCACGGCGAATGCAATTTCTAATGCGTTAGGTCAGGGGCTGAACTACTATCAAAACCGAGACTTAAGAGCCGCGTAT